GTGGCGTTTACTAACAACGCATGACCGTTAAGAGCCCACATACTGTTAAATAGACGTATGGAAAATTGACAGAAGACGATTCTTTGCTACCTATTATAGGCAATTCAGCAATTTAACAAATCGTAATAAGTCACATCCATCGATTGAACAATAGTCGTGGGAAACATCTTAACAACTTACAGAGAAACTATCTGTAGGAGTCATGGGGGTCTCTCAGTTATACCCCAAGCCCGGTCGGAATGGCAAGTTTCACCGCCATCGACCCTTCTTTCCACAATCCATTTGGTAGTGATTAGATCGCACTCACAGCCTCCCCTTCATCAGGGCGAGCCTACGTGATCTCATACGGTAATTTCTACGTATGAAATGCTCTTTCTAATCCCCCGAGCGGAAGATTCCTGTAACCATCTATAAAGTACGTTACATTCGAACATGTCGAAGGAAAGAAGGATGGAGACTCATCGTCTCTCTATCCGAATTATCTGGTTCACAGCAGATCGCTGAACCGGGATGTCCTTATCCTATATGGTTAGAAGGACACTAACCTACTCCTCCTGGATTAACCCAGAGAGTTGAGATACTGCCCATAGCGGAATTCCACTAGGGTAGTTGAAGCTCCGGTGACGTTAAAGGTCATAGTATCACCGGTATTGAAGTTTGCGATCCAAATTGCAGCATTCGCGGTAGTTGAGGCGCTTATAATATTCGTCTTAACCACAGAGACCGCAGTACCGCCGGTAGTAATACCCGAAAGGGTAGTACCACTGACGTTCGCAGCAATTAAACATTGATACGGACTGATCGCAGTGAAAGTCAGTGCAGACGGCGTACCCGTAACAATGAGGGGAGAATTCCCTGTAGTTGTTACAGCCGCAGCCTGTGTTGTACCCACTGTCTTCCCATAAAGGGAGTTTCCGACACCGGCTGAGCTACTAAGCATCTGGGGTGTCATGAGACGGACTCGATATCGGCAGAATAATTCTCCGATAACCGTCGCACCTGCTTGTCCCTGAGTACAGACAAACAGATTACCTACGTCGTATAAAGTCAACGACGCTCCAGCGTTCACAACGCCAGATCTGACAAGGTACGAACTACGCTTATTAAGATTCTCCTTCTTGGAGTGGTGCTTTATCGAAAGCGACCAGACCGGTCCGTCAACTGATGAGTCCGAGTTAAGGACTTGGCGCTTTTCAGTAGGCGCAGGATCAGCAGGATCGTAATCTAAGAAGAGGGCGATATTTCCAGTCGCCTGATTATTCGTAGTAGTTTGAAATTCAAACTCTAAGGACTCGAATCTATAGGACTCGTAATTCGGGGCAATCGCAGACAACCACGGAAAACTACCGGCAAGACCGGGGTTTACAGTAAACTGATTAGCAGCGAATGCTACGGATCCAGAGACGTCGGCCACATATTCCATGTGTGACACAATGACGTCCCCACCCTTGCCAGAGGGTGCGAATTGGGGGTCCTTGACCCTCCGAATGGTTCCCTGAGAGGCGGGAATCGAGATGGTTTGTACTCCCATCTGTGCATTTCTGGCATGCACTTTCTTCTGAAGCTTCTTACTCTCACTCTTCGAGCGATTGGGCTTTCTTCCTGGAATTTGGGGAAGTGGCTTCTGTTGTTGTTGTTGTTGAGTGTTCATTGTATTGGATCCGCCATGAACCAGCGGACTATACATCCATATAAAGGAAGGTCACCCCTCCCCCATCCGTGTAGTCTCTCGGCATTTATGTATCTATCTTATCAGTCTCGATCGCAAGCGAAGCGCAGACGGAGATAGCATATACAACTTAGCCCGGAATTATTAAGTTTGATAATATTATGAACGGCAACTCAAAGAGGAACGGGACTACACCCCGTAATTAAAGCCATTGTTAATCAGGTCTATCAAACACCTGTTTGGACGGTTTACATATATGAACCCAATGGATAGTTTAACGACTTATCCAGGTCCAAGATCAGAACACCCAGCAATAGGCCTCCATATAGGATATAATGCTGTCGAGGGCTAAGCCAAAAGGGCACTCTTACAAGAGTCCCATCTGATCATTCCTATCCGTACAATCGCGCGAAGACGCGGAAATGTAATACGGTGTAAAGGGAAACGTTTCGCCGTATCTAATACAGAGCGAAACCAGGGGACGTTGACATCTTTGTCCAACGATCCGATCTCATAGCCTCTTAATGGCCTCTGAGTATCGTATGAGCAATCTTTATAACGATTGATCATCCCTGATGCTACGTACAGATCCTGTTTGGTAACTTTAAATTTCCAACCAAAAGGAGCAGTAACTCCCATTCCTCCTAGTTCAAGAGGTATGAAAAGGTTCCGGTTATGCCAGGAACCACTGTACGTGCGAGATCTTATTTCCCGAGAAATCTCTTGAGAATGATAAGACAGGAACATCTTTAAGAGTTCCCCTTCCATCCCCGGACGAGATCCGGCGAGGATGGTATTAAGGTTTACCACTAAACCTTGAGATGGGTCTTGACCCATATGAGCCTGTGACTTACCATGATCGGTACCCCCCTGTATTTTATGTTGACCGAAGAACAATCCAGTATTGAGGTAGTTGACCTTAACTGGACTTCGGTGGGGACCCTCTTTATGAAGAGGAAGTATAACACTCACGGAATTAATATTAGCATAACTACGGTGGACGTATGCTTTTCCTACACTCATCTCTAAGCCGACGCTGGCGGCAATTCGAACTAAACCATCCCACGAACTGGGTGGCGCAGCGTAGACCATGTCGTCTCCATTGATTAAGACATGATTAAGCCTTTCCTCTATTGTCCAGTCCCGATGTATATCTCGGGTCGCCAGGCAATAGACGCCAAAATTAGCCAGGCAAAGGATAGGGAACGATAAAATCGAACCCATTAACTGGCCATTTTGCTGCATACCCCTCAATTCGATAGCTCCGCGACCCCCGGCAACCGGGTAGTGTAGAGCATGAGGACCCAAGACTTGCATAGCGAGATCCTGATAGTACTGGGGTAGGTCCTGCAGAAGAAAGCGCAGAATCTTACCAGAGTACTTCCAGGAGAGACCATCAGTGGCAGCAGAATAATCTACTGAGAACCACTGATCAGTCTTGGATGCCTTCTCAGACAGACCGATTAAGTCTGTGGGGCAGAAAGGTCTTCCGATGAGTCGGAATGGCGCGAGATCGCGCATAGAGCCGTGAATGGCTCGCTGTAGAGGTCTACAGCTATAATAGGGAAGCGCATTTCCCTTTGAAATAATGCGCACCTTATTGGGCTCAAGAACTGCTTGAATAGTGCAGTTCAGTGGTTTTGAAAGATCAAGGTCTTTGGCTAATTGATTTAGCTGTGACCATTCGTCTACCCCATAAGGATAACGTCGTTCCTGATGGAAGTTAATCTTAATTCCATCTCGCGTAAAGACCCAAGGTCTATAAATGATCGAATGAAAGTCTGTTCCTGACAGAGGATACGAAGATTCATAAATACTCTTCTTACCCTCCTTAGAAAGACTAGACAATCCGACCATTCCCGATAGTTCGGCCTGCTGACCACCACCTCCGCGTGTATTTTCAAAACACGCGTTAGCGGACGGCATCCACTCTTCGAGTGGGGCAGATGCACTAAAAGCATCGGTTACTGCGGAACGAAGCTCCCAAAGAACTTTCACGAAAGTGCGGTCCCGGAAGATATCATGAATCACCTGATCATCACCCTTATCTAACTTTGTTAGGGTGAGTAGGTGCTTATCATAATTCTTCTCTACCACATCATCCGATAACGGGAGCGTGGATCTCTTGCATTGAAACCAAGAGTACCACAAATGGACGTTTGTATTTTCAACGTCCGGGTTGAGACGACTTTTCATCCAGCCACGAAGACCTCCTGATGGTTTAAAAGCAACATCAGGGGAAGGGGGGAGAGGATTCCTTAGATATTTGGCGAGTGGGTAGGTGTACACGTATTTTACGCGTGCTAACCAGACCGACTCGTCAGAAGCATTATCTAACAACGCATGCAACTGTTCACACAGTTGACCCCGGATCTCTAAAGATGCCTTATGTTGAATAAGCAAAAGGCAGAGACCTTTATAGACAGCATCTGTTCTTTCGGACAAAGAAACACCGTCTGAAGAACACTGAGAGCCAGACGGTGATCCCCGGGAACTTCCCGAGGCACTGTTTGGAGCTGATCTGTAACACAATTCGTCACGTAATGATAGTGGCGCTAGCATGATATTTTGATATCAACTCCTACTGATTTTTCGATAGTTTTAATACTATC